CCAGTGCTTTTTTATACTTTTCATAATCTTCTTCATAACCGAAAAACTGAAACCTATCTTGATATTTAGGATTTATTCTTCTATATATCCAATTTACAGTAATAGGTTCCCCTTTAAATTCTTTAAAATAATTAATAGCTTGTTTACAATAATCGAATACATATTCTTGCCCCTTATAGACTACTATTGTTTTTCTTGCTCTTCCATTCATTCTTCCAGGTCTAGCAACTTTGATTTTCCATTCCTCATATTCTTCTTCCGTCATATAATCCTTGATATTTTTGATGAACCTTAACAAGGGTTGTATTGAAATACTCGACAATGATTATTACCTTTTTACACTTGCATCAGATGAACCTTAACAAGGGTTGTATTGAAATAGTATAAGTAATATAAATGGGAAACCCATCTTTTTCTTAGACGGTTTGTTGCTTTTGTTATCGTTTGTACCATATTGATTAGATAAATCTGGTGAGCCATATAAACCCATACAAATGCCTCCTTAGGAATATATATTCACCTTAATATTACAGAATATTCCTAAGGATTGCAAGTTTTAACCTCTCCACCAAATATTGTGTTTAATGTTTTAACTCGTGCCAACATTTGTTCGTCTGTCATTTTATTTTTTTCTTTTTTAGTTCCCATTTCTTCTAATATTTTTTCTATAGGTATTTTTTCAGTCCATACCCATCTACTTATTAAATATGCTTGTATTATTAAATTTTGTTCATCTTGTTTCTTTTTCTCTGCATAGATTTCAGCCGACAAATTTAATTCATCTGGTGTCATTTCCCAGAATTCACTCATGGGAATACCAATAGAGATGGCAAGTTTTTTAGCCCCCTTTATAGTAAAAGGCTCCTGCTCACCATCTTCTATTTGTTTTTTCCTTCATCTTCTTTATCTTCTTCCTTAACAAATACTTCATTTAGAGCTTTCCACATATCCTGTGTAACTTTTGTTATAGATGAATATTCATCTATAAGGTCCATTACCTTATCTGGTGTCAGTTCCTTGTCTTCATGCACTAATCCTGCCCAAATAAAAGTAGCATATTCTTTCATAGTCAAGCTTCCATCTTCAATACCCTTTATCTTCATTATAGGGCACCCAAATTTCTTTTCTATTAAGTCAATGGCTCTCATGCCATATTTAAGATTCCTTATTTTATCTAATTTAATTGGATAATAACTCATTTATTTTTCCTCCTTAAAAGCAGTTTTTATTAAACCTTTTTCACTCCTGGATTCCTCGTTTGTTCGTTTTATTACTTCATCCGCTAATTTCTCACTATCTAAACTTACACTAATTTTATTTTCGTTATTTAAAGTTCCAGGAACAAATTCAAGTTTTACAACTGGTGCATTATTTACACCAATTGAATATTTAATATCGGTTACTCCTTTAACTTCTACATCATCAATAAACACTCTTGCTTTGTAGCAATCTTCTTGTTGAATTCTAACATTGTTACCCACCATTGCTCATTCCTCCTTTAATATAAAAAATAACAGGCTAAGAATTTAATCCTAGCCTGCTGCCCCTACTGTTAAGACAGGTTTACCACTAATTTTTATAGTTGCCCCAAAATTAATTGTTCCATCTACATCAACGTCTCCAACCTTAAATCCTGTTACTACTCCTTTAAAGGCCCATTCAGCTTTTGGAGTAGTAGGGAATGTTATTTTATAATCTTCAGCAACACCTGTGTCTAATGCACTTTGCATTTCAACCTGTCCTGTATTTCCAGGATCAAAAAAACCTTCTATAGGCACTTCTCCTGCATCCTTAAATCCACCTATAAACTCTTTATAACCCCCATCAGAATCTAATGTGGTAGTATCTACAGTATCTGCTTCAATCTCTATTCCACCAATAGAAGTCAGTCCTGCAATATCCACAGACGCTTCTGTGCCTTTGGATAATTTTGTACCTAACGCTCTTGTTGCTTTACCCATATTATTTTACCTCCTCAAAATAAATTGTAAAATCTATAATCCCTCTGTTTACTTTAAGTTCATGTTCATACTGCTCGTCTATATTGTTTATATCTATATCCTCAATATATATCCCTTGTGCCCCTATAGCTCTCTGTGCCATTCCTTTTAATAAATCAGTTACTTGTTTTCTAATTCTTACCATATCAGAATACTTTACAGCCATAATAGAAAACATATAAGAAATTGATTCTTTATCTGTCAATCCTTCAAGGGTTTTTATTGTTTTTGTGCTAATCCTCGCATATACTAAGTATGGACCAGTAGCACCTTCTGGTGCGTTTGTAGGGTATATTTGATTGCTCAGTTCTGGTATTGCTTTTACCAGTTCATATCTTAGCGCTGTTTCCATTACTTTAACCCCGCTTTCATTATTTCAATATCTATTCTCTTTTGCATTTCAGATACTATAGTTTTTTCTATTTTAGCTGTATTGTTAATTAAACTATCACTTATAAACCTATATCCTGGTATATATCTTCCATTCTTTGCAAAGAATCCATATTCTTGCGATATCGGATAGTAACCTGTAACTTTACCTTCTTTGTTAGGTTTTTGAAATACATCATTCATATTTCTATCAAAGACGATTCTATATACTTTCTTGCCCTTTACCCTAGCTTGTTCACCTTTCATTACGATACCTTTCTTTAACATCCCTGTGTCATATGGTGCATTGGCTTTACTGTCTCTTAAAGCTATATTCATACCTTTTCTTGCACTAGCTGTTACATGCTTTTGCGGCACTTGACCTATCTTTTCCAAATCATTCAGGAGCTTATCCATACCTTCTACTTTAAAATTAAATGGCATTTTATTTCACCAACCTACAATAACATAATAATTCTCTATTTAATCCCTTTACATTTACGGCCGATAGAATTTCATATATCTTATCGTCATATTGTATTCGCATATCGTTCGTTATGCCGGGAACATATCGGCTGTTGAATTTGATTTCAACTTTGCTTTCCGTGGTAAGGGCGGTGAAATATTCATTTCCCAGCAAAGGGTCCACGGCAGCCCAAACAGCAGTAAATGTTCTCCAATCATCCACAGGTTCTCCGTATTCATCTCTTCCTTCTACTCTTTTCAGGAAGTCTATTTTGTGTCTATAATCAGCCACTTATATCACCTTCTGTTGTATATTCTGCGGATAACGTTAGATGATGCTTAAGGCTTGTATAACTTTCCTGAAACCTCCCTGATATTTTGGGGTCCTCATATCCGAAATTAGCCTTGCAGTACACCGTAATAGCCCTTTTGATCAGAGGGTCTTCATCAGTAATCTTAGATTTTTGCACTCCACTTAATGCGAGATCAGCTTTAGCTGCATCTATTAAGTCTTGAATTTCTGTATCTAAATCATCACCGCTCACTCTTAAAGCATCTTTTATATCTTGTATCATCTAATCACCGCCTTTAAGCAGCTTTATTAATTCAGTCTTTGTCTGTCTTGTGTTGTACTCGATACCCTTATCTTCAAGTATGGCTTGCAATTCTTTTTTAGTGCAACTTGACAGGTATTCTATCGTTGCGGGGTACTTTTGAAGATAATCTTTCCAGCCCCCGTCTTCTGCCTCAGTCTCAGTCTTTTTGATTAGCCCCCTATTAATTAAATCTTTTATCCGCTCATTTTCATCGCATATAAATGAACTACCGGGGAGGATTATCTCCCCGGTGTACTTATCTTTAAAAAGCTTAACAACTGTATACATTAGCCCACAGCTACTTTCTTAGTGATGGTTACAAGCGAGTTCTTATCCACAACCTTACCATCCACAAGCATGATAGCTTTTGTCACTTGGCCATCAGTGTCGTTGTCTTCATACCTCTTCACCGTGATGTTGTAATTTGTATTCATAACATAATCGGCAAAGTTAAACAAGAAAGCAACGACTGTATCTTCCGTAATAGTAGCACCAAGGCTTGCCATGTAATCGTTCAGGACAACCGTTCTGCCTAACAAGCTTCTTTCAGGTCTGCCGCCTATGCCGTAGTTCACTCTTGCGATAGGCTGCCCCTGCTGGTCTACCATGCCCACAAACTTCATAAATGTTTTTTTCGTCATGCACCATACGGCTCCATTTTCGTAAGCTAACGGTAAAGCCGCCTCTGCGTTAATCAAAGTATCATAATCCGGCTCGTCTGCCGCTGCTATGTCTACATTCTGCCCGGTTACAACAGTTTCTGTTAATACGCCTTTAGGCTGCCCTTCTCCGGAACCGGAAATAATAGCCTGTTCAAGTGCTTTCGTCATTGCTTCGGCAATATTGTTTATTATTGTTGTCTCGAACACGCCGAGAGTAACCACAGATACCTCGAAAGACACTGATACCGCGCATCTAAGTTTGTGGTATGCAAATACTATGCTGCCGGTTGCCTTTTTCTGCTTGTCTGATCCGCTTCCTTCTGGTGTCCAAGTTGCCACAGGTTTAACTGCTGAAGTGGGAATAGAGAGCCCGCCCTGATATGCCGTCTTGGTTACCAAAGGAAGTATCATCCCGGTTGAATCCATTTTCTCGATTATTTTTTCAAGTATTGTTGTGGGAATTACGGAGCCTACGTCGGAAGTCTTCGTATTTGCGTCTGCATTTGTGAATTTGTCCGGAATAGGAGTTCCTTTCAGGACGTTATTCATAAACGCTCTTCTGTATTCAAGAGAATTGTATATATCCGCCTTGTCTGTGTTTTCTTTTACCATCGTGTCTATCACCTGCCCGTCTATATTCTTGCTTTTGTTTTCCAAATTTGTAATCTTAACATTGTCTTTCAATGCATTTAAATTCGCCTCTGCTTTTGCGGCCACTTCATACTCATTGTCTAACGTTTCAATTTCTTTCATCTTTGCGTTTGCATCTTCGGTTTTTCCGGCATCTAAAAATTTTTGTCCCTGAGCTAAAAGCTCTTTTCTTTTTGCCAAATATTGTTCTTTATTCACTCTTAACATCTCCTTTTAATCTTAATAGGTTTAATTTTGCCTGCAATAAAAAAGCCGAATTATCGTCGCTTTCGATATCCGGTTTTTTTATCTTACTTTTTATTTTTTCTATAGCCTCATGCGGAACGCCGCCAAAGCTATTATAGAATCCTTTGGTCGCCTGAGGTTGGTTGAACATTACTTCATCCACAAACTTATTTTTTACCGCTTCCTCTGCGCTCATCCATGTTTCTTTATCCATTAGGCCGAACAATTCCTCGTCTTTCAACCCGGTTTTTTCTTTATATGCGTTGGCAATGGATTGATTGGCCGTTTTTAAGACTTCGGAACTGTGATCCATGTCCCTATAATCGCCCGAGGCCCCACCGTGAACATTGTGTATCATAAATAACCCCGTTGGCGTTATTCTGCTTTTCCCGGCCATGGCAATTACAGACGCGGCGCTTGCGGCTAAACCTACTATATTAATTTGTATATTGCCTTTGTAATTCCTTAGAGCCGTGTATATTTCGCTCCCTGCAAATATGTCACCGCCGCCAGAGTTTATATCTACTTCCACATCTTCGCCGTTAGCTTCATTTAGGACCTTATTTACATCTTGCGGGCTTGTTGCCTCAATGCCAAGCCAACCATATATCCATTTGTCACTACTTTGGACTATATCGCCTTTTATGTTTATTTTCTTCATGCTACACCTCCTTTCACTGCTTGTTTGCATAATAAAAACGCCCTATATAAACTTTGTTATTAGTTATACATGTAATTTTGTATATACCACTTTTTGACATAATAAATACACCTCCTGTAGTGCTTGTCCTGATTATTGTTATGTAGGAAGCATAGTCAGGAAACTATGCTTGTCGCCCCGTCGGGCTATCCTACATCTTTACTATATCATTCTTCCGTTTGTTCTTCAATTATTCCTGTGTCCTTTCTTAATAAATATTTTTCTCCTCCTTCAATTGGTGAAAGATTTAATATCTCTCTTACTTCATTTGGATTCATTATTCCTCTGTCAACGAATTGTACAAGGTTAAGTTTTGTTTTCATTGCCGCGTACTGCAAGCTGCTTGCTTCAAAAATTATTTTATTTCCAAACCCGCGTTCACGCCTTGTAAACAATTTTCTTGTATACTCATTCCCCATTTGTGTAGCCAAAGGTTCAATGACGCTCTCAAAATATGCGTTCCATTCGTCTTCGGTATATTTGCTTTGTATAATCTTGTCATTCACATTAAAAAACGAATAAATTCTTTGTGTTGTCCTGTCTATCTGTGCCGCATTTGGTACATAGTCGTGTGGCTCAACCTGCGTTACGTCTGCCTTTGCGTCTGTCCCTGCGGCGCCTACACTGCTCGTAGTAGTAGAAAGATAGTTTTCGACAAATTGGTCGACATTCTTTTTTATATCCTCCGGTCTTAAAGATTGTGTAAATTTCAATAACCAGCGGATAACATTAGAATTTTTTATTGCCTTTACTATTCCCTGGTCTGTTGTATTTACTACTTCCATTAGGGAGACTAAGGCGGCCGCCGGGCTTTCACCAAATATATCATTATCATTATAATCCTGCCTTAGATGAATTATATCGCTGTATGGAAAAGTAACTATTTTCCCATTCTGCATGACAAACTTAAGATACAACAGCCCGCTTCTATCGTACATAGCTTCGGCGTTTAGCGCCTGTATCGGGTATAATTCTACAGGATAGCCGTTATCATCTCGATGTATATAAATAAAGGCGTTGTTGTTTAATTCAAGCTGTGTGGCGATTTTTTCTTGCAGCATCTGCCCGCTCATATATGGATTCGGGTCCTCAAGCAAAAATCTTATATACGGTTCAGGATTGACTTTGAATCCTTCTTGTTGATTATTCCGGATATGCTTTGCTACAAGTTTTCCTATTGCTCTTGCCTTTGGCCTTATACAAGAACGTACAATATCCGAATGATACAATTTCCCGTTCCATGCATAATACCCGTTTCCTTTTTCCGTTACCATCTGAAAACGGGTTACAGACGGATTCTTGTTGAAAAATCTACTAAATAAACTCAATTAATCACCTCCTTAAATCATGTATAATAAAAGCACCTACTATTTAGTAAGTGCTAATTGTATTGATTTATCTAATTCTGACAATTGTTTGTCTAAATATCCTTCAATATTATCTACAGTATATGGTATTTCTATTAATGGTATATCATTTATTTTGCAATAATTTCTTTTTATGTTGTCATTTTCTCTTTGATATTTAAACATCTTCTCTCCACCGAAATATTCTATGGGTTCATAATGTTGTATTCCTTGATATTCCATTAATGCTATCAATTTACTATTATCAAATATTGCAAAATCAAATGGTAATGAACGCTCATTTTTACATTTTGCCATCTTATACTGACTTCTATATTTAATATGTTTTTTCCTTAAATACTTTCTAATCATCTTTTCACCTTTGCTTTCACTACACGCTGGGCATCCATGTCCATTTAATAAATGATTACCTTTCGCCATCCATATAGTCCCGTCTATTTTGCATTTTGCTTTTATCTTTTCGTTTTGCGTAATATATTTCCCTAATATTTCTATATTAGGTAATACTGTCTTCACTCTACTTTCAAATTCTTCTTGCGTCAACCTTCTCTTGTCAGCTCTTGATTTTTCACCACAAGTTGGGCAACCTTGTCCTTTTAATAAATTACTAGGAAGTGAATAAAATATTGTATTATCAATCTTACATTTGCATTTGATAGGTTTCTTGTTACCTTTATATTTACCAACGACTTTTATCTTCGGATTAATTTGTTTTATCTCATCTACAAATTGAGTATGAGATTTAGTTTGTTTCCTAATCCTTCTTTCTTCACCACAAATTGGACACCCAGTACCATTTAATAAATTACTTGGTTGAGCTTCCCATATGTGATTATGTAACTTGCATCTAATCTCAATTTTGGTTTTATTATTTGCATACTTCCCGATAACCTCTATATTTGGATTTATTTTATAGAGTTCTTTAATAAATTGTTCTGTAGTTTTGCTTCTTGCTTGAGCCATTTTATTATTCGCACATTGTTTACAGCCCTGCCCTTTTAAAAGATTATCAGGCAAAGCACGCCATTCATAACCGCATATATTGCATTTGCAATGTATTTTTACTGTACTAACCACATACTTACTCAATAAAACAACATTTTCATTTCCCTTTTCTAAAAATTGTGAAATAAATTCTTCGTTTGTTTTTCTTTTAGCCATAACAAATACACCTCCGATAGTGTTTAGCTTGTCCGAGTATTAAGTTTTATGTATGTAGGAAGAAGGCTCGGATTCCTTCTTATCATTGAGGCTCGCGACTTCCTCAACTATCCTACATATAAATTATATCATAATTCTATATTATATTCATATATTCTTGGTAATTTCTTTCGAGCACAATGTAGGCATCCATGAACGAGGCAACACCATCAATCCTACGTCTTGGAT